AGGTGGAGATGTACTTAATAAGCAAGCACTTAATAATGCTCAATGGGCTAAATACAATGCACAGCAGACTTTTAAAAAGGCTTACGAAGAAGGCGATGCAGATGCTATGTCGGCATCACAAGCTGAATTAGCACAAGCAACTCTTGCAGAACAACAAGCTGGTAATTATGCACAAACAATGCAACACAACATTGCATCACAATATGTAGAACCAGTACAACAACAACAGCAAGTTGTAAAACAAGCTGACCCAGACATGGATGATTGGTCAAGGAAAAATCCTTGGTTTATGGGAACTGATTCATCGCACAAAGAAATGACTTCTTTTGCTATGTATGTAGACCAATCACTACAAGCCAATGGAATTGATCCTGCTAAAGATTCTCAGAAGTATTATTCTGAAGTTGATGCAAAGATGAAACAACAATTTCCCAATTTTTTCGGTGTTCAAGATGTAGCTTCTAATGAAACAGAAGTAATTCAACAAGCACCAAAGAGACAGGTAATGAACCCTGTAGCACCCGCCACGAGGAATAGCGGTAAACCACCTCGCAAAATCCATCTGACTCAGAGTCAAGTTGCTCTCGCAAGGCGACTTAATATAACTCCAGAGCAGTATGCAAACCAACTATTAAAGGAGTCTTAAATGTCAGAAATAGATAATAAAGAACTTAAAACTGCTAGCACAGAAAAAGTAGCAGAGCGTACCCCTAGGGAAATAGAAAGCCGAGAGGCTTCTCAGCGTATACAAAGCTGGGAAAATCCATCAAATTTACCAGCACCTACTGAACAAGCAGGTTGGGTATTTAGGTATATCAGAACGAGTCTTTTGGGACAAGCTGATAATCCTAATGTATCTAGGAAATTTAGGGAAGGATGGGAGCCTTGTAGATTAGAGGATCATCCAGAACTACAAATTCACATGATGGACCATAACTCAGAATGGTCAGTTAAAGGTAATGTGGAAATTGGTGGTCAGTTGTTATGTAAGATGCCTAAAGAGAAAGCGGAAGCTAGAGATAATTATTTTAATGATTTAGCTCAATCTCAAGTAGACTCTGTCGATAACACATATTTTAAAGACCAAGATTCTAGAATGGCTACTAAGCAAGTTTTTGAGAGAAAATCAAGAACGACCTTTGGTAAAGATTCATAGTTTCTTATTTATAATTATTTAATAAGGAGACAATTATGTCATCAAGTTCAACTCCTAACGGAGCAAAGCCTGTTGGAACTGTTGTTGGAAGTCCTTATCAAGGAAAAGTTACACACTATAAAATTAAAAATGCGTATGATACAAACATATTCTATGGCGATTTTGTAAAGTGGGGTGACGACAATCCTAATACCACCATCCAAAAAGATGAAGGTACTAGTGCTTGTACACCAATTGGTGTTTTTCTTGGTTGTGCTTACACCGACCCTTCTACAGGGCAATTCACGCCCAATCAAATGTACAATGCTAATTTAGCAAGTGACGATATTGTGGCTTATGTTGCTAGTGACCCTTTTATACTAATGCAAATGCAATGTGATGGTTCTGCTACTCTAGATGATCTAGGGAAGAACTGTAATGTTACACAAACTGCAGGAAGTACAGCTATTGGTACTAGCAAAAATACGGTTGATATATCAACGGCAGCAGCAACTGCAACACTACCTTTAAAGATAGTCGATTTTATCGATGGTCCTGATAGTGCTGTAGGCGATAGCCATACTGATGTATTAGTAATGTTTAATGTCGGACATCAGTTGTTAAACACAACTGGTATAGGTTAAGGAGTAAATTATGGCAGCTATTTCAAGAGCTAATGAGTTAAAACAACTCTTACCTGGACTAAACGCACTATTCGGTGAAGAATATAATCGTTATGAAAACGAGCACGAAGAAATCTATGTAACTGAAAATTCTGAAAGAAGTTTTGAAGAAGAATTAAAGTTATCTGGTTTTGGAGCCGCTCCAGTAAAAGATGAAGGATCAGCTATCACATATGATACTGCTCAAGAATCTTATGTCGCAAGATATACACATGAAACTATTGGTTTAGGATTCAGTATTACAGAGGAGGCAATGGAAGATAATCTTTATGTGTCTGTTTCTGCTAGATACACTAAAGCTTTAGCTCGTGCGATGTCTTATACAAAACAAGTAAAATCAGCATTTCCACTTAATAATGGTTTTGGTAGTTTTACTGGAGGAGACGCTGTGTCATTATTTAATACAGCTCACCCCCTTGTAAACGGCGGTACAAATAGTAATAGACCTTCTGTTGCTGCAGATTTAAATGAAACATCTCTAGAAGATGCAATCATTCAAATAGGCAAGTGGACAGACGAAAGGGGACTTAAAATTGCAGCAAAAGCTAGAAAGCTTATAATTCCATCAGACTTACAGTTTGTAGCAACTAGATTGTTACAGAGTGATTATAAAGTTGGAACTGCTGACAATGACATAAATGCGGTCAAAACTAATGGAGTAATTCCAGAAGGCTATTCAGTTAATCATTATTTAACTGATACTAATGCGTTCTTTATTACTACTGATGTTCCTGACGGAATGAAGCATTTTGTTAGAGCACCTATGACTACTACTATGGACGGAGACTTTGATACTGGTAATGTTAGATATAAAGCGAGAGAAAGATATTCTTTCGGTGTATCTGATCCACTCGGTATCTTCGGATCACCAGGTAGTTCGTAAGAACTTTAAAGGGGAGCATACGCTCCCCTTTTTTATGTTATATTATAAATCTAGGTATTTTTATTAATCAATTTATCAACTGCCCTAGCAGACTTTGCCAAGATGATAAATTATTTCTTTCAGGAGAAAAGCATGGCTAACACAACATTTAATGGACCAGTTAGGTCCGAAAACGGATTTGAAGTAATTACAATAGATTCATCAACAGGTGCAGTTACGACTGTCGTTGATTTTGATTCTACTGGTAATGCTCAAATTAATGGATCAGTAGATATAGATAATGATCTAACAGTAGATGACCAACTTTTAGTTAAAGATGGTTCTCATTTAAAATACACATCAACTACAGGATTTGGACCAGCAGACTTAATCGTTGGTAAAGGTGGCTCATTAATAGCTACAGCAAACCCTTATGCAGAAGATACAACAGCAGCATTTGATTTAGGTGCAAAACTAATTTACGGTAACAATGTTTATCGTTATGTAGGCATTGGTGGTTCAGCAGTAACAGCAGGTAAGTTATTACAACAACCAGCAGTAGTTTCTGACCATGCAAATATGTCTGCAACAGCAGTAGTAGCAATAGGTCAAACAGCTATCTCTGTAGAAACAGGCGGTACTGACATTACTCTAAACCAATATGCAAATGGTTACCTTTGGGTAAACGATGTAAATGGTGAAGGACAAATGCTTAGAGTTAAATCTAATCCAGCACATGACCATTCAGCAGACCCTTCAATAATAATTACTTGTTACGATGCTTTAGCAACTGCTTTAACAACTAACTCACAGCTAACATTATTAGCTGACCCAAGTAATGACCTAATAGTTGCACCAGCAACAGAAACAGGTGCTTTAATGGGTGCTACAGTAAGAGATATGGCAGCAAACAAGTTTGGTTGGGCTGTTATTAAAGGACCAGCAGCTTTATTAACTGTAGGAACAGTAGTTGCAGGTAATGCAGCAGTTCGTTCAGGTGGTACAGCAGGTGGCGTAGCTCCAGCAACAGACAATGTGTTGATGGAAGTTGGTGACGTAATGGCTGTATCAGCAAATACAGAATACTCACTAATTAACTTAAACCTTAGTTAAGGAGTAAATTATGGGTATTTCAGATGTACAAGCAGTAACTATTACTGCCGACACAGTAGCCTTAGATGCCGATGGAATATCAGTAGCAACATCAGTTGGAAATAACGCAGCACTTGTAATAGGTGGTGCGTTAGCTTCAGGTGGTGCAGTTGCACTCAGTCATGGAAGGATTGTAACGATTCTTTCTGCTGGGAATGACTCTGGTAAATCATTTACTGTTGTGGGAACTGATATTAATGGAGCTGCTCAAACAGAATCCATTACAGGTGCCAATGCAGGTACAGCTACTGGAGCGGTGTTCTTTTTAACTATTGCTTCGATAACTGCTGTGGGTAACCCAGCAGGCAATGTCTCAGCAGGAGTTAATGCTTCAGCAGCAGATGTAGTATTTGCAGGTAGAAGTAGATTGAAAGGTGTATTTTTAACCAGCACAGCAACAGCAGGAACTGTAGATTTTCTAAAGAACTCTCCTAGCGGAACAAGTATTTTAGGATTAAGTTCTGTAGGTGACGCTGATGCAACAAGAGATGTAGTCATACCAGACGAAGGTGTGTTATTTGTTGATGGCATTTATATTCAATATACAGTATCAACATTTTTAACAATGACTGTATTTCATGCTTAAAAACAATTATAAACAAAAAAAACCAACAGTTAAATCTGTTAAAAAATAGAGGAATTTATTATGCCAGGTGGAATGAGAAAAAAGAAAGAACCAGGAATGTACAATATGGGCGGAAAAACTGAAAACACTATGATGCCAAAAGCTCCTATGAGTGCTATGTATCGTAAAGGCGGTCAGCTATATATGGGTGGCGGAAAAACAATGATGATGGACAAAACTATGTCTAACAAAGATGATGTTCAGAAAAGATTTGGTGGCGGTGGAATGACCGAACCATCAATGAAAAAAAATAAATAACTATTAAATAGTTTTTTACAATGAGAAAAAAAGATAGTCCTATACCTAAGACGACTAAAGGTAAAGGTGCTAACTATCGTTCTACTAAGTCTGGTGCTGGAATGACTAAGAAAGGAGTTGCTGCTTATCGCAAAGCAAATCCTGGTTCTAAGTTAAAAACAGCAGTAACTGGTACAGTAAAGAAAGGTAGTAAAGCAGCTAAACGAAGAAAGTCTTATTGTGCAAGATCAGCAGGACAACTAAAAAATAGTTCAGCAGAAACCAGAAACGATCCTGACTCAAGAATTAGGCAGGCTCGTAGAAGGTGGAAGTGTTAATAAAGGATAAATAATGGCAACAAGTGGAACAACAGCATTTACATTAGACTTAGCCGATATCATGGAAGAAGCCTATGATCTATGCGGTAGTGAACTTCGTTCAGGTTATGATTATAGAGGAGCTAAAAGAGCTCTAAATCTTATATTTTTAGAATGGCAAAACAAAGGATTAAACCTTTGGAAGATAGAGCAAGGTACACAGACTCTTGTTGCTGGAACAGGTAGCTACGAAATAGAATCAAGTGCTTTAGAAGTAGTAGATGCTTTTATTAGAACCGATGCTGGAGAAATAACTAATCAGTTTGACCAAAGACTTAATAGAATATCTAGAACAGAATACAATCATCAAGCTGTAAAATTACTACAATCAAAGCCTACACAGTTTTTTGTAGATAAAGGAACTAGTTCAAATAGTATTGTTTTATGGGCAACTCCAGATGCGTCAGAAACATATACATTAGTTTACGATTACATAAAAAGAATAGAAGATGCAGGAGATGTAGCAAGTAATAATCCTGATGTCCCTAGTAGATATCTTCCTTGTCTAACATATGCACTAGCTTATAACTTAGCTTGCAAAATGCCAGAAGCACAAAATAGAGTTCCAATGATAAAGCAAAGGTATGATGAGCTTTGGAATGACGTGAGTGACGCAGACAGAGACAAGGCTTCAGTTAGATTTGTACCTGACCTTAGTTCTTATTCATAATGTTTGCGGCAGGTAAGAGAGCTTTAGGAGACTGCGATAGATGTGGTTTTACTTATAAGCTAAATGATTTAAAATATGAAATACAAGATAGTATTCGTAATGGATTAAAGGTTTGTTCTTATTGTTTTGATGTAGATCATCCACAACTTAAAATTGGGGAAGTTGATACATCAGATAATCAAGCATTGTTTGATCCAAGACCAGATAGGGGAAGAAAAGAATCAACATCTTATTATGGATTTAATCCAGTATCAGGAACAGGTTTAATATCTAGGACTGAAGTAGGAACAGTTAAAGTGAGTATAGAATAATGGCTTGGACATTTACAACATTAAAAACAGCAATACAAGATTATACAAATAATACAGAAGTAACTTTTGTAAACAATCTAGACGAGTTTATTGTTAATACAGAAGATAGAATACAAAAATTAGTTTCATTACCATTTTCTAGAAAAAATGTAACTGGAAATGTAACAGCTAATAATGAGTATTTAGCTACTCCTTCTGACTTTTTAGCACCACATTCACTTGCTATAGATAATAGTGGATATGAATTTTTACTATATAAAGATGTAGCTTTTCTTAGAGAAGCTTATCCAAATAGCTCTGTAACAGGAATACCTAAATACTACGCTAGATTTGATGATGATACATTTATACTAGCACCTACTCCTAATGCAAATTTAACAGCAGAACTACATTATGAATATAGACCTCAATCTATGACAACTACAGCAGATGGAACAAGTTGGTTGAGTGACAATGCTCCAAATTGTTTATTATATGGTTCATTAATAGAAGCTTATACCTTTATGAAGGGTGAGCCTGATATATTAACTAACTATCAAAACAGATTTAACGAAGCTATATCAAGATTAAAATCATTAACTGAAGGTAAAAACACTAAAGATAATTACAGAACTGGTCCTGTAAGGCAACAAGTAACATAATGTTTAGTGGACAAGTAGGTAATGTAGGGGTTCAAACAACTCAAAATGAGGGATTAACTCCTGAATATTGGACAGGAAGAATCATGGAAAGGCTTGTAGAGGTTAGCGAAAACGCTGATCCTATGATTAAAGCACAAGCACACGCATTTAAAGAACACATACAAACAGTAGTGTTCTTGTATATGAAACAGGCTATAGCTAGCGATAGAGCTACTATGGCAGGATTATTAGAAAAACAAGGTCATAAAGATATGGCTGATATTATTAGGAGATTATAATGGCAATATCACAGGCAATGTGTACATCATTTAAAGTAGAATTAATGAAAGGAACGCACAACTTTACCAATGGTGCTAACAGCTTCAAGCTAGCTTTATATACAAGTTCTGCATCTTTAGGTGCTACTACAACTGCATATACTAGTTCTAATGAAGCTAGTGGAACCAACTATACAGCAACAGGATCAGCATTAACTAATGTAACCCCTGTAGCTAGTGGAACTACGGCTATAGCTGATTTTGCAGATTTAACATTTAGTAACTGTACTATTACAGCAAGAGGTTGCTTAATATACAACGATACTAATAGTGATAAGTCTGTTGCAGTATTAGATTTTGGTGCAGATAAAACTTCTACAGCAGGTGATTTTACTATTCAATTCCCAGCAGCAGATGCTTCAAACGCTATTATAAGAATAGCTTAGTAGTTCATGCCGAATATTAATGGTTGGGGTAGAGGTACCTGGGGTCAATTAACCTTTGGTGAACCTTTACCTGTACCAGTCACAGGTCTAGTAGGAACAAGTGCATTAGACAATGGCACAGCAGTTCAAGCAGCAGCAGTTACAGGAGTATCAGCAGTTGCATCTACTCTTTCAGTAGGTGACGAAACAGTTACTGGTACAGCTAATGTACCTATTACTCTAGGAGCAGCAACATCTGCATTAGGTAATCAAAGTTTAAGCACTAACAATATTCTTAATGTTACAGGTTTTGGAGTATCAATACCGAATCCAACAGTAACAACAACAGCAGATGCTAATATATCTCTAATAACATTAGATTCTTTAGTATCAAATTTAGAAAAAGTTCAGGTTTGGGGTATGGTCGTAGACACCCAAAATCCTAACTATGCAATAATAACAACAACGCAATCTCCAAATTGGAGTGATGTCGCATAAAATATAAAGTATAATTTTTAACGAGGAAATAAAATGGCAAGTTCATATGTAAATG